ATATTATGGCTGTTCCAAAAGCAGAATTTGAAAAACTCCGAACAGAATTTGCACGAAGTCTCAAATCCAAAGAAGAATTGGAAAAAGAAGATCGCGAAGAGTATATCCCTCAAGAACTCGACTTTCTCTCTGATGTAGTAGAAATAGAGGACTAAAAAGGTCCAGTGGAACTTTTGAAACGGCTTAATCATGCTATTTTAAGGCACTTTGACCACATTCTGTCCACATTTGTTTTATCTTTTCGTCGTTTCGTGATTTCTGCTCTTGCAATTGGTGGGCATAGACCTCAAGCGTGATGTTTAGATTCTCATGCCCTAAAACTTGCGATACAGATATTAAGTCAATGTCGTGTGAGATTAAGTAACTGGCATAGGTATGCCTTAATGAGTGGACACGCACCTCACGCCCTACGATTTGCCGTAAGGTTTCATTAATCGAAGCGCTGGCTATCTTTGGCAATAATCTGCCGTCCGGTTGCGGTGTCAGCAGTTTTACGAAATTTATAAAATCATCATCAAGCGGTATCTGTCTGATACTGCTTTTTGTTTTCGTAGGCATAAAACCAGTTCCGTCCACATAATTCCATGTCTTATTTATTGATAGCATGCCATTTTTACAGTCAATATCATCCACTGTCAACCCTAAGCATTCAGCAAAACGGATGCCAGTTTTAGCTATGATGTATAAAGCTGCATGGATGGCACTATCTGGGTGTTTTCTAGTCTCACGAATCAAACGCTCGTATTCATCTACCTCTAGGAATTTAGTGGTTAGATCACGCCCTTTATTTTTTGCATTGATTTTGGCAAACTTGCAAAAGTTACGCTTGATATAACCTTCGTGAACTGCCATATCAATGCACGATTTAACTTGTGTGTTGAAATGTTTAACAGTATTTTGAGCGTGTGTTTCAGCGTACTGATTAAGCACACGCTGGTATTCTGTGGCAGTTATATTTTTAAGTTTTTTATCACTGAAAAAATGGTTTATTTTCCGTTGCGTACCGACATAGGTTTTAAACGTAACATCGGACACATTCGGACGCTTGTAGACCTCGCACCAACGCTTGAAATAATCGAGAAAACTGATATCTTCATCGACATTGATGTTATCTTGTAGCTTCAGCTCCATTTCAGCAGCAGCCTTGATAGCTTCAGATTTCGTTCTAAAACCACCCTTAGACTTTGGTTTTCGCTTGCCAGTCGAATCGTAGTAATTTATACGATATTCCCACCCGTTTGGGCGTTTTCTGTATGATGCCATTGTTTAGTCCTCTTTATGATATAACAAAAGGGTGATTTACCTTAACACCCTCAATCGACATAGTTTGGCCAGTCGAAAGACTGGTTTTTTTATTTGGCTAATCCATAAACCCTTGTTGTTTAGCCCACTCAACTTGACTATCATGCCAATTTTCGCGTGCTTGTTGGTCCGATTGTTCTCTTGCTATCTCAGGAGAATCAGAAGGGACTCCGCCATATCCTGGTGTATAGCCGTATTGTTCAGTTGCTTGATCTACTTGTGATTGTGTAGGCCCAACGCCATCAATAGGTTTTTCTTGCTGAGGTTGAGAAGCTTCGGTTTGCGTCTGTTCTTGTGATTGTTGCGGTTGTTCTGAACTTGAACTACTAGAAGTTTTTGAAGTTGAAGAAGAACTATGTTTACTTGATTTCGTGGTATGTTTTGCTACTTTGACAGTCTTAGACTGTTTTGTTTCCTTTGGTTCCTTCCCAGACCGTGGCACAAACATTAAGCCAAGACAGAATAAAACTATAATTGTTAAGATATACCATTTGTATTTATTTAAAAGTTTCATATCAATTCCTCACCATCTTTAGATATTCGTCTTTTACAAACGTCTCATCACAAATAGTGGTGAGATTATATTTTTCCATGAAATGCAAGTAATTGAAATCGTCCAGATTTTCATTTTTTAGCAACTCATGGATCATACTCCTATTAGCTTGAACCTCATACTTTTCTCGCAGACGCTCATAGTGTTTAGGATTGTGTTCTAAGTGCCCTAATTCGTGCAGTAGGACCTTTAAACGTCTTTCTGTGGGTAAATCCCTATTGATGTAAACCACACGGTTAACAGGGTCCAGAAATCCGTCTCGTGGCCACTGGCTAGAATCGAACTCACAAAGAGACACATTAAACTGCTCAAGTAATTCTTTTTCAGGCATGGAATCCTCACAAGTATACCTTCCATTAACTTTATTTTTTGCTGTGGTAACTCGGCCTTTTTATGCTCTATTTGATAACAAATCACCAGATCCTGCTATTTGACTTTTTGGAAGGAGGTGAATCTTAGCTTGGCTATTTTCTTTAAAAATCGCTTCAACTTCAGATTTCTTATCAAAGATTTTATTTGTATCATCGACAATTGCAATATAACTGGCTTCATCTTTATGGTTTTTGAGTAGTTGTGTATCCATAGTGAGAAGCTTCGCCCTGTTTAGGTCGTTGCCGTTTGAGATTGTACGAATCAGTTTTTCTCCACCTTTTATGGGGATAGAAAAGTCAAACTGAACCGTTATGCCTTCCTTACCAGCAAAAGACGGCTTTCTTGCAAATAAGACATCTCGATCATTGAGGTAATTTTCAATTTCTTCAAAGAAGATATTCTTAACCTTTTTATCCTGGAGGACAATTAAGTCGTTGACTTGCATAATGGCTTGCAACAATCTTTGTTTGGCTAATGGGAATTTATCGAGATCTGTTTTGATGTACATTTCCCCATCTTCGGCAACTTCAATCCCTAGACTGGCAGTGATGTCATGTAGTAGAGATTGTTTATGTTTACTCCGTGCAGTAAACGTGACACCATGGTTCTTGAGGTTGTTCAGCGTCCAACCATCGTCACTTAAGGTGATGATGCCACTCTTAGAGACGATGGCATACATAGTGATATAGTCAAAGTCGTTATCGAGAAAAGGTGTGCCAATTTCAATGACATTGTTATCAATATCTTGGTAAGAATATTCTTTCATGAGCCAGTCAAAGTAGGCTTGTTTTAGAGTGGTAGCCTTCATCAGTCTGTCCCCCTTGTTTTCTTAATATTTACCATTTTGACAAACTCATCGTAAACCTCTATGATGGTTCGAACATTTGGAAAGTTGAACTCATCAAGAGGGATAGCAATGGCATCGTGTTTTTTATATTGGTTTGAATAAATGTGAATATGACTATCGGTGATGATCGTACCATCTGGATTTAAGTGGCGACCAGTTGGATGTACATCAATTCTTATAAGATGGTCATGCGTTTCTTTAAAGCGCAAGTGTATTGTAAATTTTTGAATGTTGTACTTTCCACGATAGATACCTAATACATACTCGATGTCATCATCGTCAATAATGGCTTCGTTGATATCTATTGTACCAAATAAGGAGGCAATAATCTTATCAATTTTGTGATAGCTAATTGTATTTTTAGGGTATTTGAGGCGTTCGATTAAGGCTTGAACCTGCTTATCATCTAAATTCGTGTAGTCCATAGATTCCTCATTCCCCCTTACTGCTCATATAGCCGGCAATGATGCCACGGATAGCCCGCTTGTCATCCTCGGTCAGCGGTTTGCCATCGAACATCATGGCGTTTTCTATTATGTTATCGATGTCGTGGGCGTTTTGGTTATCATTCTGCGAACTTGGCTTAACGTTCAAAAACTGTTCTGTTGTCATCCCCAAAGCTTTTGCAAAATCGTCAGCTTTATTCAAAGGAAAAACTCTACTTCCCGAAAGATACCTAGATAAAGTCGATTTAGATACCCCAGATTTACTTGCTAATTCAGACATCGACATAGAACTATTGTCTAAATAGCTTTTTATTAGCGAAATAATTTCCTCGTTGTTTCTCATACTCTTTTTCCTTTTATTTAATAGTAAGAATATTATACAACAGTTCCCGAAAATACACAATACGTTCCCAAAAATAAACTTTTTTCATATTTTTTTATTTTAGTGTTGACAAATGGGAACGTGTTAGGTATACTATAATTGTTCTAAGGAACAAGCAATAAAAACTAAATAAACGGAGGTAATCTATGAAAGTTGATTTGCTTCGTGTGAAAGCCGAGCGAGTGGCGAAAGGTTATACTCAAGCGAAAATGGCTGAACTAATGGGTTTGGCTCGTGATCAGTATAACAAGAGAGAGAATGGAAAAATCTCATTTACCGCTGACGAACTTATCACACTTGCTGACTTACTGGGATACGGTAGGGATGAAATCGGAATTTTTTTTAAGCAAACCGTTCCCGAAACGCAACAATAAATTAAAAGAAAGAGGTGACAACGCAACGTGCATTAGTAACTTAATTAAAACAACGTAAAGTAATTTAAATGAAATGAAAGGAACAAACATGAAACCAAAACGATATCCGTATATTGGACAAAAAAAGCGCCTACCAAAAGTGGTAAACGCTAATAAAGCTTTAGAGATTGTAATGAATACTATTGATTCTTGTGCTCTTGCACATATGAATCATAAGCCTTTAGAATCTCGCAAGTTGTATTGAATGCGATAGCACTTGAAACAGCAACAACTTCGCTATCAAACTCAATACCGTTGTCAGCAAGTGATTTCAAAGCTTCGCTAACAGATTCGTTGATACCGCTTCGAATTTCTGGATACTTAGCTTCTAAGAAATCATCAAATTTTTCAATCATGACTTGTCTCTCCTTTCATCAAAGATAAGTCAATTATATCAAATTCAGAAAGGATACTATGAACGAAATATTAGAACGCATCGCAAAAAGCCTTGAGTCTATCGACGCAGAACTCAAGGCAAGAAACAAAGACCGTGAAATACTTATCAGCCAAGCTGAACAGATTGAAAAAACCTGCTTGGAAATCAAAGAAGACCCATTCGGTCTTAATGTTTTAAAAGAAAAAGCATTAGCTGACAAAGCTAAGCAAGATGAACTCTTAGCCGTTGAGGAATGAGAGCTACCGAAAGGAGTTGGTTAAATGGACAACCCATTCAAACCACTAGCTGACCAATTCGATAGCATGCTGACGGCAGTGATAGCAGATAAAACAAAAGCGTTTGACTTAGAGCAAGCACTACCCATGATTTTAACTGCTAAACAGTGCCAAGCGATGTTGGGAATCGGCAACTATACAGAATTTTTACGAATAACCAACATCGACGGTTTTCCTAAAATCGATAAAGGTCGAGGGGCACAAATCAGATACCCACGGGATGCTGTTAGAGATTGGTTTAACACACACTGGCAAGAGATTGCCTAGCATAACACCCCCAACCGTAGCAGTGAGCTAGCGAAGCGAAAAAATAATTATCCTTTTTTAAACAATATCAACAAAAAGCCTACCAAGTGGCTAGCGGTAAGTACGTAAACATATCATTAACGATAACCCCTAAATTTAAATGCTTCGTTAGCTTGTTGGTGCGGTTGGGAAAGAGGAGACACAGTTGAACAACTACAAGAAATCAAGGAGAAACAACATGAGGCCGACAAGATGGCCGTATTCACGGCAAATAACAAAAACCCCTAGCGGCTTGCTAGAGGAATGGCTTAAAGCCAGAGAAGCATTCTATGCCAGCGCTAAGCAGGAGTGCATATCTGCTTCAAAACGGTTGAATAAAGCTACTTATCGTGTCGAGAAAGTTGATCATTCAATTCAGCAACTCGATTCTCGAGTTTAGAAATCTTTGCATTAAGCTTATCAACTTCTTGAAGTTTGAATGAAGCTTCAAGGTCAACTGCTTGGGCTTTGAGTAATTCATCAACAAGTTTGACGATAGCATCAGAACCGCCCGCAAATTCGGTTAGTGCCTTGTCAACTGCTTGTTTAAATGCATCGAATTGTTCGCTCATAATTCCACCTCCCTTCATTTGGGATAACTCAATTGTATCACGAAAGGAAATAAACAAATGAAACCATCAAAACTATTTAGCTGGATTTGGTCAAAGAAACAACCACAACAAGAATGTTTCTTCGAGCCAGTATGGACACCACGAGAAATTAACGACCAGAAATATGAAGCACGTCAGAGACGTGAGCGGTATCTAGCTGCTAAGTATCTTAACGACAAATAGATCATCAACATCTTTCAGCGTGCAGCCATGGCCCTGCCGTGGAGTGTAACTTATACCCATAATTTTTCCCCAAAAAACTTCACTAAATTACTTTTTTCCTAATCTTCCCAAAAAAAGTCTAATAAAACATTGAAACATGACACGGTGGGGCGTTGGGTGCATGCTGAGAGCACTAAAAAAAGCATGGGTTAGGGCCCATGCAAGAAAAAACATCTATACAAGGAGTATACCATGAAAACATCTAAAATTACAACACTTTCAGCAATCGCAATCGCTACAGCGTTTCTCGGTGGGGCAGTGGTTCACGCTGACGAAACACAAGCGGCTAGCAACGTTTACACAGAAGTAGCCGGAAAAATCACAGTAACACCAATTCAACAAACTGAACAGCTCGCTACAGCGGTTGATAATGCTAAGGCTGCTGGGGTGACTGTTGAAACTGGTAATACAGTTAACAACCTTACTCAAGATCAAGCGGCAAACGTAATGAATGAAAAAGCTAGCGAAATTAATTCAGTAGTTAGCCAATACAACGCTGAAAAACAAGCTTACGCAGACGCTCAAGCTAAATATGAGGCTGACAAAGCTAAATACGTTGAAGACAAGGCAGCCTATGAAAAGAACATGGCAGAAGCGGAAGAAAACACCAAGAAAGAAGGTAATCTTTCAGAAGTGGCTGAGCAAGGTTTGGTATACAACAATGCCAGCGAGCCAAACGCTACTCATGAAGTAATTAAAGGCAACGTAGTTGATGAAAAAGAAGTACAAGACGCCGCTAAGGCTGCGGAAGTGGGGGATAAAGATTATTTGGTTAACGCTGTCCTCAATCCAGATAGCGAGTTTATCAACGGGGGTACTTATGTAGCTCTAAAAGCTGGCGAAACTACCAGTGTACGCTATGAAGGGCTTAAAAATAGCACTTACAACGGTCAAAAGATTGCAGCCGTGGAATACGACTACACATCAGACATTGACACTTACGCCATCCTATACAATGACCCAACAATTACAATCGGTCTCATGAATTTCAGTAAAGCTATTGACGTAGCTACTAATGTTCGATTCTATGACGCTAACAAACAACTCATTACATTGACCAAAGATGCACTGTTTGGGTTTAATTCTCTAAACCGCGGCAAAGGCGAGTTTTACGATGACAAGATTGAATATGTTTCAAATGAAGCAGGTTTTATCACAATCAACGGATCAACAATCGTAAACCATGAAGGAAATAAAGCATACGCTGATAGCTCAAATGACGAAAGTGTTATTGGTGAGTGGGACAACTTTGACAGCGCTAAATTCTACAAGGGTGGCATCGTAGGACTTACCAAAGACGGTAAAATGAGTTTCCACTTTGGGAATGATGGCCGTGTTTGGCAATGGTTCGCTATCAACTCAACCATTCCAGTTTCAACACTTCCAATCAAACCAGTTGAACCAGTAGCACCAATTATCAAAGAACCAACAACCCCTACTGTTAAGGTCGACAAATACGAAAACATTTCAGCTACACCAGTTGAAACACCAACAGACGAAACGCCAGAATTTAATGGCGGTATCGTCCCACTTGACCCACCAGTGGTTGAAATTCCGGAATTCGAGGGTGGCATCCCTGGAATCCCAGAAGAGCGTGAGCTCCCACCATTCGAAGGTGGAGTAATTCCAAATGACGCCCCTATCCTCGATTTGCCAGAGTTACATATCCCAGAGGAGCCAACACTAGGAAAACCAGACGAGCCTAAAAAGGTGCCTAACAAGCCGTCAGACGCTCCAAAAACTAAAGAGGTAGAAACCGCAGTATCTTATAAGCTCGATTCTGAGCCGAAAGAGGTGGCAAATACGCCCGTTTACGGTGGTACACTTCCAACCACTGGCGAAAAAGAAGGTATCGCTAGCACTTTAGGATTGGTTGTGATTGCAGCTGGTATCACTGCTCTAACTCTTGGATTTAAAAAGTACAACGAAGTTGAGGGAGAATAATCATGGAAAAAAATAACAAACAAGTCGTATTTTACAGCGCTGAAAAAGATGGATTTCTTGAAAGATACAAGGACAGAAGTACTCTAGCATTTGAATTGAAATTCAGCGAAGATTTAGAAGATGCTCTATATGTGCCGATTGAGTCGTATGAAAAACAAAAAGACGAGTTCGACAAGCTTGCTGATGCATTTGGCTGCGAAGTGCTTAATGTGGAAGTTGAATACAACGTAACTAAACTTGACGGTTCGGACTTCGAACGCACGGAGCGTGAAGAATCCATGAAAGATGGTATCAAAGCACTCCTAGAATTTTTGGCGAAGTAGCGTAACATGAAGCGGTGGGAGGGAAGGCATTAATTATGGCAACATTATATGACTTAACTGGTCAATTCCTAGAAATCTATAACATGGAAATTGACGATGAAACCAAGCTCGATACACTCGAAGCGATTGACTGGACTACCGACTACGAAAATAAAGTAGAAGGCTATGTCAAGGTTATTAAATCGCTCGAAGCTGATATTGAAGCTCGCAAAAACGAAAAGAAACGCTTAGATGGTTTGAATAAGTCAGACCAATCTAAAATCGACAACCTCAAGGCTGCTCTTGCTACTAGTATGGCTGAGACTGGTCAGGATAGAGTTGACACCACTCTCTTTAAAGTTGGCTTCCGTAAATCGAAAGCGGTAGTAGTGGACGAAGATAAACTTCCTAAGAAGTATCAAATCGTTAGCTACAAGCCAGACAAGAAAACGATTAAAGAGCTACTTAATAGCGGTGCTACTATCCGAGGTGCTGCACTCGAAGAAAGGAGAAATTTAAGTATCCGATGAAAATTACAAAAGCAACAGAATTAAAAAATAACGATGCTTGTTATCTGATTTATGGCAATCCGGGGTTTGGTAAGACTTCAGCGGTTAAACACATCCCTGGCAAAACGTTGGTTATCAATATCGATAAATCAGCCAAAGTGTTAAGTGGTTGTAAGAATATTGATATCGCAGACGTAGACACTCATAAAATTTGGGATGAATGGTTAACAATCGTCAAAGAACTTTTGAAAGGTGCTGGGCAACCATACGACACTATCGTAGTTGATAATGTTTCAGAGCTATTCCGAGCATGCTTATCTAATCTAGGTCGTGAAGGAAACAACAACCGTGTACCTTCACAAGCTGATTACCAACGTGTTGATTTCACTATCCTAGATAGCTTGCGAGCTTTATTGCAACTCAACAAACGAATCGTGTTTATCGCATGGGAAACCTCTGATCAGTGGACGGACGAAAACGGCATTATCTACAATCGTGCCATGCCAGATATTCGCTCAAAAATTTTAAACAACTTCCTCGGTCTAACCGATGTGGTAGCTAGACTCGTCAAGAAAACCACTGAAGATGGTGAGGAAGTGAGAGGGTTTATCTTGCAACCGTCAGCGAGCGTTTACGCCAAAAATCGTCTCGATGAGCGAAAGGGGTGTAAGGTAGATGAGCTTTTCGCTACGGGATTACCAGAAGGAACTGATAACTGACATAATCGAATCCATGAAGCGAGGTAATCGCAAAATCATGGTTCAATCGCCCCCTCGCAGTGGCAAGACAGTAGTGATGGCTTACATCGCTAAAAATGCCACCGATAAAAACAAAAAAGTCTTGTTCTTTAGTCATCGCAAAGAGATTAACGAGCAAGTCATAGCAACCTTTGAACGTGGTGGTGTCAACCTCGATAATGTCACCATTGGGACAGTCGGAAGCCTTGTTAGAAAATTGGACAAGCTTCCTAACTTCGATGTGATATTGGTTGACGAAGCCCACCACATTAAAGCTAAACAATATCAGACTATCTTAAAACACTTTAAAGACGCTACACAATTATTTTTCACTGGTACACCAATTCGATTAGATGGAGCTGGTTTCCACGATTTAGCTGACGATTTAGTCGAAGGAAAATCGGTTAAATGGCTTCAAGAAAACGGCAATATTTCAGAGTTTAGTTACTATTCAATCAATCTACTAGATATTGATAAACTAAAAACCCGTTCGGGTGAATATACCAACCAATCTATAGATAGTGCGTTTGAATCGTCACAGCAACAATACGGCGACTATATCGACCATTACAAGCGTTTAGCAGAGGGAAAACAAGCCATCGTCTACGTCCATAACGTAGACTACGCTAAACGAGTTGCTGACCGATTTAATGAGAATGGCTACAGTGCTGCTATCGTATCTGGTAAGACACCTAAAAAAGAGCGTGCTGAAGCTATGGAACGTTTTAGGAATGGCGAGCTAATGATTATGGTAAACGTTAACTTATTCACTGAAGGGATTGACCTTCCTGGAGTTGATGTTTGTATCATGCTGCGGCCTACTAAGTCGCTATCGCTATATTTGCAGTTTGCCATGCGTGCCTTAAACCCAAGAGAGGGTAAAAAAGCTATCTTGATTGACCACGTTGGAAATTACAATACCCACGGACTTCCTAACGATGACCGTGAGTGGACATTGGACGGTGTTAAAACTAACAAAAATAACAGTGAGAAATCAACTGTTACTTGCGAGGATTGTTTCGCAACATTTTGGCGAGATCAGCTAATCGATGGTAATTGCCCTTATTGTGGAGCAGAGGTTGTCAAGAAAAAAGAAATCAGAGATGTCGAGCAAGAAAGCGTTGATATCGAATTACAAGAAATCAACCAAGGAATGGAATTTGTTTCCATCCAAGGTGAAATGGTAGAAGTTAGCAAAAAAGAAGCGGAAATTTACCGCAAAGTTAAAACCTACAAGAAGAATTACACACGTTGTAAGAACTTGGCGGAACTTAAAGCGTTTCGACTACTCAATGGCTATCAACCAGGCTGGTTGTGGCACAAACAAAATGAATTAAAGATTTGGAGATAAAAAACATGGGAATTTTTTCAGTAAATTATGAAGCAGCAGAACAATTCGCAGCAATCGAAAACGGAACTTATGAAGTCTATGTATCACAAGCTGAACAATCAGCAACACAAAGCGGAACTGATTTCTTGGATATCCGTCTTAAAATCCGTGATGATTATCAACAAAAATTCCGTAACAATCTGATCTTTGACAAAGTATATGTCAACAAAAGCACTTTGCAATATCCGGAGTGGGTACTTCAAATGTATTGTAAGGCTGCTAAAGTTCCGGAAAAAACCGACATCCAAACAATCGAACAATTCCTAGATCTTATCAAAGGTAAGTCTATGAAAGTAACAGTGGAAAACGAAACTTCAGAATGGAATGGCAAGGTTTACGAAAATTTGCGTGTTAAAAAACGTGAACAAACAGAATTGCCACCTTATTCTGCGAAAGCAGAAAAAGCACCAGAAGTGTCAGATCTAGATTTACCATTCTAAGCCTATGGTAGGGATGGTAGATTACGCCCTTCATTATCAAAAACTAGGTTTTTCGGTCATCCCAATAGACAAAACAAGTAAACGTGCAGTCGCTAAATTTAAGGATAAAACATTTAGTGAAGAAGAAGTTAAACGTTTGTGGCACGAACACCCAGACGCTAATATTGCACTGCGGACGACTGACTTCTTTGTCATTGATATCGATGTTTCGGAAAGTGAGGATGGCTACCAGTCTTTAGAAGATTGGGAGCTATCCAAATATATTCCGAAAACATTAACGGCTAATACGCCTTCTGGTGGGAAACATATTTTCTTAAAAAAACCAAAAGGCGTAAATATTAGCCAAGATATTCGAGTTAAACCTGGCATTGATATTAAGGCAAACAACAACAATTACATTTTGGTAGCACCAAGCAATAACCCGAAAGGGAAATATTCTTGGAACAAAGACACTGACACGATAGCTGAAGCCCCTAAAGAAATAGTGGATATTCTGAAATCGGAGCAGGAATACAAGCCTTTGAGTTTTTCAACCAACTATAAAAAAGGGGAGTTTTCAAACAAAACCGCTAAATTATTCGAGCAAATCGTTTTTGGTCTCGGTGATAAAGGTGGAAGAAATAACGCCCTAGCTAGTTTTGTTGGAGGGCTACTAATTCGTGAAGTGGATGTGGATGCAGTATATTTGTTGGCAAAAATCGCTAATCACTACACTCCGGAAAGTTTGTCAGACAGCGAGTTCGACAGGACGTTTATGAGTATGCTTAGAAAGGACACAGATAGTAAACATGAAAATACCGCCACACATTCAACAGATTAATGAAGAATACAAGGAAAAAGTCGTTGACCGTCCCGTGTTTCTTAAAAAGCCTAACGATTGGCGAGAAATCCGTTTAGCATGTAAAAATTACCGTGAAATGTGGCTAGAGAAAGCATCGTGGAAAGTAACACAATATGGCACGAAAGAGAAAAAAGGTAATCCACCTACCCGCTTAACTGAATTAGCAGTAGCGGAAGGGATGGAAGAAATCCTCTATATCATCAACCTTCCCAACGAGCGTGTGGCTATTTACGATCCAGATAAAGGTTATTACCACAAAGACCCTAGTTTTGCTTATCGTGTCATTCGATTGCTAGAGCCTAATTTTAACGAAACCAAAGCTAAAAATGTTCTATTTATGCTTGCATCGACTACTAGGGTTAACCAACGAGAAGATTTCTCTTGTAATTTTGCAGTCGGTGAGTTTGAAGAACCTAATCGTTTTATCCTTGTTAAGAATGGTATCTACGATAAGAAGGAACGTGTCTTAAAACCATTTACGCATGAGTTTGTGGCTTTTTCAACAATCGCTACCTCTTATGACCAATTCGCAGAATCACCAACCATTGACGGTTGGAATGTAGATGATTGGTTACTAGACCTCATGAGTGGTGATAAAGACCTTGTGAAACTAATCTGGCAAGTCATTTCTGCAAGTCTAAACGGAAACTACTCTTACCGCAAATCAATCTGGTTTGTCGGTGAGGGTAATGACGGTAAGGGAACAGTACAACAACTCATTACCAATCTTGTCGGAATTAAAAACATTGCCAGTCTGAAACTCAATCAATTTTCAGAACGTTTCTCATTGTCTATGATCGAGGGAAAAACGGTAATTATCGGTGATGATGTTCAAGCTGGTGTCTATGTGGATGAATCTTCTAACTTCAACTCAGTTGTCACTGGTGAACCAGTATTGGTCGAGGAAAAAAATAAGCAACCATATACCACTGTCTTCAAAAAAACAGTGATTCAATCAACTAACGAATTGCCACGTTTTAAGAATAAAACAAACGGAACATACCGACGTTTCGTGATTATCCCATTCAAAAAATCTTTCAGTGCAAAAGATGATAATTGGGCAATTAAAGACGATTACATTAATCGCAAGGAAGTTTTGGAATACGTCCTAAAAAAAGCGCTGGAAATGTCATTTACTAGATTTGATGAACCGCAAGCATCTATTGAAGCCTTGGAAGATTTCAAGGAAAGTAACGACACGGTTAAATCATTCGTAGTTGAATGGTTCAATAAATTCGAATCTACTCGGCTGCCCTCAAGATTTCTGTGGTGGTTGTATCAAGAATGGTGCAAGGAAGAAGGCGTTACTAAATTAACAAAACGCAAGTTTGAAAATCAATTAGCTAGAGTGGTGCCGTCAGAATGGGTTAAAAAACGTTCAAAACCGGGTAAAGGTTTCATCCCTTCAGTCGATGTTCCGAAACATTACTACACATTCTCTTGGTCGGATGAAGAACGTGATACAGCTACGGTATGTTATGAAAAAGTTACCGTTACCGTTTGAGTTACCGTTTAAAACGGCATACGGTAACCCTCACAAACCCTTTAACCATACCGTTTCGCTCTACTTAGTTACCTTGTTATCTTATTTATATATTGAAATAATAAATAAATAAATAAATAAAATATATATAAGTAGAACTAATGATGGTAACGGTAACGAATAGACTAAAAAGTAGTCAAAAGCGTTGGTATGATTGGTTTTTAAAGGGTTACTGTTCTAAAAAAAAGAAAGGTAACTATTCAAGTGAGTTCTGAACATAGTATTCAAAACCAAATTCGAGTGGAATTATCAAAAGCCGGCTATATGGTATTTCGAATTAACGTTGGTAAGGTCAGAATGGCAGACGGGCGTTGGTTCGATACGGGAGCACCGAAAGGGTTTTGTGATCTATTCGGTTTTAGACCAGATGGACAGATATTTTTCATCGAAGTAAAAAATGAAAAAGGTCGTGTGAGAGACGACCAAAGGAAGTTTATGGATGCCATGAAAAAACGAGGGGCACTCGTTGGAGTGGCAAGAAGTGTTAAGGAAGCTATGGACATAGTTAATGAGAAACAAAGTAAAGGATAAGTTAGTTGGTGTGTATGCACCCGGAAGCTACGATCACACAAGCGTATTAGGTCAGACGCAAGAATTCTCAAGATGGTTCTGGGAGAACCGCAAGGATATGGATTTAATCAGTGCGAAGCTAGGTATTAATACCAAGAAATTAAACCGCATTCTGACGCTGGAGCAGTTACCGGATAAGGAATTACTAACGAGGATGATGGAATTATGCGAGTAGCGAAAGAGTATGCCTTATATAAAGGCGAAGAACTAATAGCTATGGGCACAAAAAAAGAAATCGCTAAACAACTAGGCGTGTCAGCTAGCACCATTGGGTACTACGGCACACCAGTATATGCAAGACGTACAAGCGACAGCAAAGGAAGGAGATTAGTCGAGTTATGAAATATGAGGTAGTAGTCTACTACGACGATTTAGTTGATAGCGTGCATACATTCAACAACAAGAATGAAGCTATCAACTAATTACATCGTTTGAGAGGTATTAAGTACCGAAACTCAAGAATGTATCGTGTGGAATTGGAAGAGGTTAAACAATATGATGGACAAAGTTGAAGCAGTCAAGAAACTAGCAACAGTGGGGCGTTTATCGATGTCCTATGCAGAGGACTTATACGATTCTTTCTTTGAAAAACCAGTGGTGCCACAGTATGTGGCGGATTGGTATGAGGAAAATAAGAGAGATTTTGAATTAAATCTATTTCAATGTATCGGCGAGGTTGTGGAAAGTTATAAAGAAGGCTCGTCAAGCGAATTTGAACATTGGTTGATGTCTGAGGATACCGACGTATTGCAAACCCTCGTCAACATGCACCAGTTTGGGTATGAGGTGGAGGAAGAGACGAAGTACACTGTCAGAATCAAAGTCACTAATCAATACTTATGCAACGATGATGGGATTCTTCATTTTTCTCCAGGCTTTAGGATGGATTTCACGAAAAACGACCTTAAAAAATTGAATCTCGGCTGGGTATTCGACTGCGAGGGCATTGAAATCGAGGAGGTGGGGTAGATGGCTAATTTTATCAAAATAAACACACTATACCGTGGTTGCATTGAAGAAAGAATTTTGAACACGGACGATATCTCAAATATACACATCGGGGCCAATATGATTTCCATGAGAACTCCATTTTTAGATGGCTCAAATAATTTATCGGTGACAGAAGAAACTATCGAGAAATTAGAAAAACTTTTAGAAGTGGTAGAGGTGTAGTAATGGCCAAATTTATCGAAGTAAAACCTTTTAATTTCGGTGGCGAGAAACATAGAATTCTGATTAACGTTGAAAAAATCGACTATATCCAAGAGCTAGAAGGAGGCGTGACATCGATACATCTATCGGATGTACCTCTAGACTATTTTGGCGAGAAGGATTTATTCCCCAAATCTTTGCATGTAGCAACGCCGTATGAAATTGTATGGGACGACATAATGAAAAAGGAAATTAAAAATGAACAGACTTAAACAGCTAAGGGAATCAAAGGGGATGACTCAACAAGGGTTAGCTGATTTGGTTGGAGTTACCAAGGGGGCGGTTATCCACTGGGAAAAATACGGTTTTAGCAGTGCAGATAAACTCAATAAATTAGCTAATTGTTTCGACGTATCAATTTCTTACTTGCTAGATTACGACACAAATAACACTTTTTCAGAGTTAATCGACAAAGTTAACGAATGGGCTATCAGTCACGGATTAGATAAAAGCAACCCTAAAACTCAGTGGATGAAGGTAACGGAAGAAGTCGGGGAAATCAGAGACGTGTTTCTGAGACCGTCTGATTTTGAAAACCCAGAATGGTCGCTAAAAGACGCCATAGGAGATTCTATCGTAACACTGATAGTCCTCTGCTTGCAGCTAGGATACGACGTGGAAGAGTGCCTTAAAATTGCTTATAACGACATCAAAGATAGAAAAGGAGTAATGATTGATGATAACTTTGTCAAAGAAACCAAAAAGAGATAACCAACTAGGCATAGCTACTGCACTACTGGTTATCTCACTAGCCATCAACGTGACTACTGTTCTACGAGTGGTTAATAGACCTATCGAGACCGTGGTAATCCATAAAGCTGATAATGCTGTGGAATTACATGGTAAGGTTACTGGAAAATCTATGGTCGGAAAACTCTACACGCTCGATTGTGGGGCGTATGGTAAGTTCCTTGTCAGCAAGGAGCAGTACGATAGCGTGCAAGTTGGGGACGATATTCCCAGCTATCTGAAAGGGAGAGGGAATTAAGATGACGAAAACCATTGAATTACCAAGTTACTTTGAGCCTGAGCAAGAAGGTGCAAGGTACGGCTCATTAGAAGAACTTAAAGAGTTGCTGTTACTCAAGCGTATAGTGAAATGGGATAAAGATTTTCTGCTGCTTGAAGACGGTACAAAGGTAACTATTGAGATGTCAGAAAGTGATTGCTGTGCCTATGCTGGCGGGGAATTCAAAGATGTCAAGCTAGACGCTGTTATCACTGATGTCAAAATTGGTGAACAGGTAATGAAGGAAGAATACTGTGGGACAACGGAAAACAGGAACACAGTCACTATATATCACAATCAAAACCCTATAGCATTGGCAGAATGTGAAGCAAATGACGGCAACGGTGGATATTATTATAGCGTCGCCTCTATCGTTATTGGAAAAATTCATTTTCCAGTAGTTGAGGCTTAGAACGGGAGAGGGCAATGATACCAAGATATAGAGCGTGGAATAAAGCCACAAAAGAGATGCACGAAGTGGATGATATTGTGTCTATCGATTTCGGAAAAAGCGAAATTTGTGTAAAGACACTCTTCTTTGAGAGAACAAGTCGCTACGATTTCGATGATATCGTTTTAATGCAATCAACGGGGCTTCGAGATAAGAATGGAAAAGAAATCTTTGAAGGGGATGTAGTCAAAATGGCTAAGAATGTCTATTCTGAGCCAACTTATTACGAAGTTGTAAGACATCGAGGCGGAGCATATCGCCTTGAGTCTAAGCAATACGGATGTGAATTGTGGCTACGACATACCGACTGCGAAATTGCAGGGAATATATACGAGAATCCAGAACTGGTAGAGGTGGAGCAATGAACAAACGACAATTGAAAAAATCAGTAATGAGAAATGTATCTAAACTTTATGATATGGCTTTCGAGCGAAAACGCTTTAGGAGAGACGTAGCTATTATTTGCGGTAGAGGTCCAAGAAACACAAGAGCACTTACTACAATGGTGGTTAAGAGAACTGTGTGCGAATACGCCCCATTCGAAGCTGTGGGAATAACATTAGAGGGATATATCGCTGATCGCAAAGTGATTGAGGGGCGTGGCTCATGAGCAAAACCTACAAATATGCAGGACTGACCAAGGAATTACATCAACGGTTAGTCAATGAGCGTGTAGCGCTAAAACTAGCACATCTGAGAGATTACAAGCAACATTTCCAAAAAGTGAGACAGTGCAGTGAGGAACAAGCGATTATCATTTTGCAAGCACTCAACAGTGCAGTCGTTGAACGTGCGAGGATCTCACCTCAAACAGTTGATAGACTGAAAGGCATCATTTCTGATGAGCTTTATAACGACCTACAAGCATATCTGTCACAACACTACACAAGGGGTAAAACCACGCGCCCAGTTTTGGAGAAAACCAACGCAGGACTGCCAGAAGGACTGTTCAAACGGTTCCAAGAGGAAGTGGAAGAACTACGCAAGGAACACCCTAATAACCTAAACAACTACATTAGAGAGGTTAAAGGGTGCGACCAGAAAAATGCTAACAGAACCCAAAACGCCCTCAATCAGTGCTACTTGGAAAAAGCTGCTCTAACGCCTTTGAAAGCTATTCAAATGGAAGGGCTAATTTCAAGAGAGTTATTCAGTGAGATTATCGACTTTGTTTTCAATAACTACGAATGGTCTGAGAAACTAGACAACGAAGTTGACCGCATAACCCTAGAATATAGAACTAAAGGCAAGGTGGGCCGTGAGAAGACAACGGTCAAAAAAGCCTTATATACAGCCTACGCATTAGGCGTGTAGCTAGAACGGTTTAAGAGGGTTCGACTCCCTCGCTGGCTATTACCAGTCAATCTATATACGGAAAAGAGGAGCCTTTTGATTTCTTTTCATTCAAATCAGCAGAAGCGTGACTGGTCGTGGATGCACCAAAATCCAGTAAATAATAAGTTATAGAATCGAGGAATCCTTTTACACTTTGTTTACAAATCTAAAACGCATTACTGGTGGCGTGATTATCCAAGGCGTATGCCTGCAATAGATATAGGTCAGAAATCTCCATAATTCATCCGACTTAATTCTTGTATTATTTCAAAAACGAAAGGGGAATATCCCCGATAATGATTTCACTATATCTAGGCTGTCAAGGGTTCGACTCCTTTGCCAGTCATTGTCTGTCAAACACTAAAAAACAAACAAATAGATTTTAGTGGCTTGAACACTTTTCAACATCGAGCAAGCTGACAGACCTTGCTCAAACAAAACCCAGCAAATATAATAAAAAAGGATGTGAATTACCCTCTTTCTTACTAGATATCATTACACGTAGTCAAAGGCCTTGCTGGTGCTGATGGCTACAAAAAAAGACCCAGACTAATGCCTAGGACTGTTCAAACGCTGATAATATTATTATACCATAAAGGAAATGAATTTATGAGAACAGTTGAACGGCTGCAACAAATCAAGGCGCTTGATAGATACATTGACAGTCAGATAGAACAGATTAAACGGCTGGAATCGCAAGCGCTAAAAGTAACGGCTGGTGCTATGCAGACTGACATGGTACAAGGTGGTAAGCGTAAGGGTAAGGATGACATCTATGTGGAACTTATGACTGCTCGTGAAGAAGTAGAACGCTTCACGGCTGAAGCTATCAAACAGAAGCTAGAGTTTCGCAGACAGATAGCAAACGTGGGGGATATAGATGCCAGGTCCCTACTGCAAATGGTATACATAGACCAGCTAGATATCTGGCAGATATGTGACCGCATGGGCTTTAGTAAAGCCACCTACTACGTTAAGTTAAGACAAGCTGAGAAGTATTTGGACTAATCTATAGTGGTATATACCAATTCATACTCCACTATACTATGGTCGTGGTAATATAGTATTATCGAATCAGAAGGACACAGTGGTGTTCTTCTTTTATTTTATCTGAAAGGAGGTATGCCAATGCCAATGGTCAGACGATGTAAGGCAGAGGGGTGCCGTGCCTTAGCAGAGAGACCAGCACACTACTGTACGACACACCACAGTATGGAAGCAGCATACATGGAAAAGAGGCAGAGATACTCACGCACTAGATACAACAAGCGAGTGAGGAATAGAGACGATGAGAGCAAGGAACGGTATGCGTTCTATCGCTCAAAGACTTGGTCTTCTATTCGTAAGATTGCATTAGAACGTGACAACTATTTATGTCAGTACTGTCTAGCGTTGGGTGTGACCACACCAGACGCACGCATAGGCGACCACGTTACACCCGTTGAAATTGCGCCAGAACTTAGGACTGAAATTTCAAACGTAGTGGCAACGTGTAGAAGCTGCGATAACACCAAACGGACCTTGGAACAAGAAATCTATGGTACTGGTCAAAATAGGACGAAACAGAACACGGAGCTACGACTTTCCGTGGCAGCGTGGGCAGGTTTAATAGCCCGGAAAAAAGAGGACGTCATTAAACCCCTCTAATAAGCCCATAGCGCGATTTTATAATAAGGGTGGTATAACAACCCTCGACACGATTTAAAATTGACCCCCGCCCCTTTCTCGTGCCAAGGAGAGCCGCCACAAGGTGTTCTCTTGTATCGCACGCCAATTTGAGGGGTTTTAATAAGGGTCGGATTTGCAATTTAGGAGGTGAGGAAGTGGCAAATAAGTCACCAGCAAGGCGAGAGCCTTTTTACAAGCAAAATGACCGTTTTCTACCGCTTGACCCACCAAACTACTTAGGGACAGTGGCGAGGACGGTTTGGACTAAAATCATTCCATTTTTAAAAGCAACAGAAAAGGTCGAGCGTATCGATACGTTTCTAGTGGAAACCTACTGCACAACCTATGAGATTTACAAAAAAGCCTATGAGGACGTGAAAGAAAACGGTATCCAAACCGAGATTATCAAAGTGATTCAATCCCCTGGTACTGGTGAAATTTTAGGCGAGCAATCAATGGGCTTTAAGAAAAACCCAGCCGTTTCGACGATGAAAGACGCTGCTGAAACCCTTAATAAAATAGGCATTCAGCTAGGTCTAACACCTAAAGGGCGGGCAGAATTGGCAGAAATAGCCGGAAGCCAAGCGGATAATTCTTCGATGAAAGATAAAATGGCAGCATTCTTCAAATAAAGGAGGTGAAACATGCAAAAGATTGATTTAACCAAGTCAAAAGATGTAATCGGTGCTTATAAGAGCATCGATTTTTCTTATGAGCGAAAAACATATACCGACTATGGCACACAATACTGTTTTAACGTGCTAGATGGTAAGATTGTCGCTGGATATAACATTCAATTAGCATGTTTCCGACACCTTCGAGATTTGCAAAGACAAGGGGATAGCGATTTTCCTTATGTCTATTCGGTTGATGCGTTTAACCGTTTCTTGAAATTCCTATCATTAGTGCCGAATGTCGATGATCTAAGTCAAAAACTAGAGCCTATGGATTGGCAGTATTTCATATTTGCCCAACTCTTTGCGTGGTTTGATTTAGACGATGTACCAAGGTTTTCAAATATCATCATTTCTATTGCTCGTTCGCAAGGGAAGACGATGATAGCTGGTATTTGCTTGAATTTCTCTTATCTGATTGAGATTATCGGGCAAAGTAACCAAGATTTCCTTGTTAGCTCATTAAACTTCGACCAAACGATGAAGTTATACACTTATGTTAAATCTATGATGGCTAGAATCATAGAGAATGAGCCATTTAAGTCGCTAGCAGAAGAAACACAAGTCCAATTATATTCACGAGAAATTAAATCTCTCGTAGATGCCAATACTATTCATACCATTTCGTTTGAATCTGGTAAATTTGACGGTAAACACTTTAAACTTGCCGTGGCGGATGAGGTCGGTGAGCTCAGAACGGATGAAGGTATTTCTAAAATCACATCCGGACAAGTTAATACTGAGGGCTCACGCTTCATTGAGATTTCAACTTCTTACCAAACGCCCGATGTGCCGTTTCATCAAGAGCAAAAGAAACTGATTGAGATTATGGAACGTGACTTTGACAGGTCTGGCGATGATCAGTTATGTCTAATATGGTCTCAAGATAATTTGGAAGAAGTGTTTAAACCAGAAACGTGGGCAAAGAGTAACCCGTTGCTTAACCATCCGAAATTAAAGGATGGTTTGATGAAAGGGTTACTTTCCGAGCGTGATAAGAAACTGCTCATGGGGAAACTAGCTGATTTCCAAGTTAAGAACATGAATTGCTGGCTATTGGCAGATAGCAACAGTTTTCTTGATTTAGACGATATTGAAAATGCAGTCGTTGATGAATTCGACATCAAGGGTAAGCGTGTTTATGTCGGACTTGACGCTTCAATGTTTAGCGATAATACGGCTATTGGTTTCGTCTATCCCTACGTTACTGAAGACGGCAGACAGAAATGGCACATCGAACAGCACAGTTTTATTCCGTGGCAACAAGCGGGCTCGCTAGAAGCCAAAATGGAGCAGGACGGTGTCAATTATCGAGACCTAGAAACCAAGGGCTATTGTACGATTACGAGCCACCCACAAGGGCTTATCAATCCAGAAGAGGTCTATCGTTGGTTTTGTGAATATGTCGAAGATAACCAACTGGATGTGGTCTTTTTTGGATATGACGCTATGGGGGTTTCTAAAATCATCAAGGCGTTGGAATCTAACACTAGCTTTCCAATGATGCCGATTAGACAGCGGACAAGTGAGTTAAAAGACCCTACAAAATTCCTTCAAACGCTCTTTATTGAGGGAAATATTACCCGTTTGGATGATGAAATCATGCGTAAAGCCTTGATAAATGCGGTAATAAAAGAGGATAACATTGGCATTCAAGTAGACAAAATGAAATCGACCTATAAAATCGACGTGGTAGATGCTCTTATCGATGCGTTTTATGATGGCATGTATGCGTTTGAAGACTACGCTATTACTAACAATCCAACGTGGAAGGTCGAACACATGAGTCAAGAGGCCGTTTTAAATTGGCTAAAAAACCCAGATAGTGGGCTATTAGAGGAGTATTAAGACATGATTTTAAAGTTTTTTAAGGCAATTTGGGCAGTTTTTGACATTCTTATGTTCCTTTTTGCTGCAATTTCGCTCAATATCACTACTTACCACATTGGCTATGTGTGGTTTGGTGTTAGTATGACAATAACTTTCGTACTAGCTGGGCTAGTGAGTGAGCTAGCTGCCAAAAAAGGCTAGAAAGGAGGTGATAACGATTGCCAGTATTTAATATAACTAATCTCGCAACAGAGAGCCCACCTAGTAATCAAGGGGGCTTTTTTGATATCACTGATCCAGAGTTTTTAGCTACCTTGAATGGTAGCGAGTGGGTTTCAGCTGAAACTGCTCTTAAAAATTCGGACCTATTCTCTATTATCAGTCAGCTATCCAATGACCTTGCGACTGCCAAACTAACGACTAGTCGAAAACAATTACAAGGTATTGTGGATAACCCATCAAACAACGCTAACCGCTTTAATTTCTATCAGTCTATCTTTGCTCAAATGCTATTGGGTGGGGAAGCCTTTGCTTATCGTTGGAGAAATGACAACGGGCGTGATATGAAGTGGGAGTATTTGAGACCATCTCAAGTCACATTTAACCGTTTGGATAATCAAAATGGGCTTTACTATAACATCACTTTTGATGATCCACGCATTCCACCAAAACAACATGTCCCACAAAGTGACATTTTACATTTCAGATTGCTATCAGTGGATGGTGGTTTGACAAGCGTAAGCCCTTTGATGGCTCTTGGTAGAGAATTAGATATCCAAAAAGCCAGTGATAAGCTAACGCTTAATTCACTTAAGAACGCCCTAAACGCCAATGGTATTTTGAAAATCAAAGGCGGTGGTTTGCTCGATTTCAAAACTAAGGTCTCACGCTCACGGCAAGCAATGAAGCAAATGCAAGGTGGTCCGTTGGTACTGGACGATTTAGAGGACTTCACACCTCTTGAGATAAAATCCAACGTGGCCCAACTACTTAAGCAAGCGGACTGGACGACCGGACAATTTGCCAAAGTCTACGGTATCCCAGAGAACGTTGTCGGAGGACAAGGAGACCAACAATCTTCACTAGAAATGAGCTCAAACGTCTACTCTAAAGCAGTAGCACGCTATTTGAGACCGTTCCTCAGTGAATTATCTCAAAAACTTTCATGCGATGTCGACGCAGATATTTTCCCAGCGGTTGACCCGACTGGTGCTAACTATATCAGTCGTATCAATAGCATGGTCAAAAGTGGCACGCTCGCACAGAATCAAGGCTTGTATATTTTGCAACAAGCTGAAATTCTACCTAAAGAGTTGCCAGAGGGTAAAAACCCTAACCATACCACATTGAAAGGAGGTGAGATAAATGGGCAAGATTGACATTAAAGGCGATATTGTAAGCGATGATGCCGGAGCATTCTATGAATACTTTGGCATGTCTAGCACCTATCCTAAATTGGTACAAGAAGCCATCGCTAACGATGAAGACGAAGAAATTACGCTTAACATTGCTTCAAACGGTGGTGATGTATTCGCAGCAAGCGAAATCTATACTATGTTAAAAGCCAGTGGCAAGCGTATTGTGGTTAATGTGCAAGGACTTGCGGCTAGTGCTGCGAGTGTCATTTCTATGGCTGGCGATACTGTTCGTATCAGTCCAACGGCGCATATCATGATTCATAAGGCGTCAACTGGTATCGTTGGTAATAGCGACGACTTGGAACATCAATCAGCAGTATTAAATAGTATTGATGAATCTATTGCTTTGGCTTACGAGATGAAAACTGGACTTAAGCAACCAGAATTACTTGATCTCATGGCTAAAGAGACATGGCTTAACGCTAAAACTGCCGTTGATAAAGGCTTTGCGGATGAAATCATGTTCTTCGATGATGACGAAGAAGAAATCATGGTTACTAACGCCGTACATCAGCTACCAAGCAAATCAGCAATCACTAAATTTAAGAATATGATTGCTACACCTAAAACCAATTCATTGCGTGAGCAGAAATTGGCGATTTTACTTGAAAAATGAAAGGAAGATGATTGATGAAAACATCAAACGAATTGCATGACCTTTGGGTTGCACAAGGCGACAAGGTCGAAAACTTGAATGAAAAACTTAACGTAGCTATGCTTGATGATTCAGTTACCGCTGAAGAATTGCAAGCAATCAAAAACGAGCGTGACACTGCTAAAATGAAGCGTGATATGTTCAAAGAACAATATACAGAAGCTCGTGCTAGTGAAGTTGCAAACATGTCTGAAGAAGACAAGAAACCATTGACTGAGAGTGAAGAAGAAGTCAAAGCTAACTTTGTTAAAGACTTTAAAAACCTCGTTCGTGGTCGTTACCAAAACTTGCTTGACTCTAAAACAGACGGCACTGGTGCTGATGCTGGCTTGACTATCCCTCAAGATATTCGCACAGCTATTAATACATTGGTTCGTCAATACGATTCATTGCAAGAGTATGTTAATGTCGAAAACGTAACTACTCTCACTGGTTCTCGTGTTTACGAAAAATGGGCTGATATTACTGGTCTCAATAAAATTGATGATGAAGCTGGTCAAATCGGCAACAATGATGATCCAAAATTGTCACTTATCAAGTACGCTATCAAACGCTATGCTGGTATTTCAACAGTAACAAACAGCTTGCTTGCTGATTCTGCTGAAAACATTCTTGCATGGTTGTCTGGTTGGATTGCTAAGAAAGTTGTTGTTACTCGCAACAAAGCTATTTTGGAAGTGATTGCAACACTCCCAACTAAACCAACATTGGCTAAATGGGATGACATCATTGATCTTGAAGCTAAAGTTGACCCAGCTATCAAACAAACATCATTCTTCTTGACTAACACTTCAGGCTTCACTGCCCTCAAGAAAGTTAAGAACGCAATGGGGGACTACCTCATGGAACGTGATGTTAAATCACCAACTGGCTACTCAATCGATGGTTTCGCAGTTAAAGAAGTTTCTGACCGCTGGCTTGCTAATGGTGCAGCTGGAGCTATGCCGCTTTACTTTGGTGACTTGAAACAAGCGGTAACACTCTTTGACCGTCAACACTTGTCACTATTTTCAACTAACATCGGTGGTGGAGCATTCGAAACTGATACTACTAAAGTACGTGTGATTGACCGTTTCGATGTTGTTAAAACTGATGAAGAAGCATTTGTTCCAGCGTCATTCAAAGCAATCGCTGACCAAAAAGCGAATCTTACACCAGGAGCCTAATTAGGAGGTAAGTAATGAGTGTATCTAAGGAAACTATCATGCAGACCCTCAATCTGGATGAGACAGACGACACTGCACTCATTCCAGCTTACATTGAATCAGCTCAACAGTATATTATCAATGCAGTCGGTAATGACCCGAAATTCTACGACCTAGATAGCGTGGAATCTCTATTTGACACGGCTGTAATAGCTCTCACAAGCTCGTATTTTACCTACAGAGTGGCTTTAACTGATACGGTGACTTATCCTATCAATCTCACTTTAAATAGCATAATCGGGCAATTAAGGGGCTTATACGCAACGTATAGCGAGGAAAGAGGTGACTAATGGCTAAAGTTAGATACTTACCCTCAGACTTTCGTTTCAAGGCTGATTTTGGCACTTATCAAAGCACGCCCAATAAATTTACGGGCGTAAGCGTGCCAAAGTTTGTGAAACAGTTTACGTTGCACTATAAACCTCACACTCGTACACTCAATCAAGAGTATTTAGCCCAACAGAATGGCGAAACCGATACAAAAGTTATCGTCATTCGCCACAATGCCAAAGTGGTCGAAGGTCAAGTGGCTGTTTTAAATGGCACTCAGTATGATATTGTGCGAGTTAGTCCAAATGAAAACTTTGGGCTTAATCGCTACGACTTTCTGACTTTGAGAAAGCGCAAGAAAGTTGGGTGATGGCTATGGTAGGGCTTGATAAGGCACTAGAGGGCTGGCTTGAAACAGTAGCCAGTATTGGCGATTTAACACCAGCGGAACAAGCTAAAATAACAACCGCTGGCGCTAAAGTGTTTCAAAAGGAGTTAGAAGATGTAACCCGTGAGAAACACTACTCAAATAAGAAACATTTGAAGTATGGGCACATGGCTGACGGTCTATCTGTCCAATCCACTAATGCGGACGGCAGAAAGAACGGTGTGGCAACTGTGGGATGGAAAAATAACTACCACGCTCAAAATGCCAGACGATTAAATGACGGCACCAAGAAATACCGTGCTGATCATTTCGTCACCAATGTGCAAAACGATAGTGCTGTTCAAAGGAAAGTGCTATTGGCAGAAAAAGAGGAATATGAAAAAATTATCCGTAGAAAAGGAGGGAAGTGATTAAGTGTTAGCAACCGTAAAACTAAAAGAGCTCATTGACGGCAAAGAATTTGGTGAAATAAGCGAAGTATATGCAAACAACTTGCCCAAAGAGCTCGAAGAAAACACCGATAAGACAATCGTTTTGCTCACAGAAAGCAACCCATCCCTTGATTTGAGCGGAAACAATACCTTTTTCAGTAAAACAGATAGAGTGGAAGTACAGATTTTTTACAAGGCTGATATTGATTTTGATATTGAAGCCTTTGAAATGGAGTTACTAAAATTTCTTAAATCTGAACACTACTCGATTACAGACATGAGAGAACATAGCATAGACCCCGACACATTGCAGATCACGGCGGTCTTTTTTGTTGCTCTCGACAAGCTAATTTAACAAAGGAGAAATCATTTTATGGCAATTGTAGGTTTGAAAATGGTCCGCCTTGCATTGGTTGACCCTAAAACCCAAAAACTACTTAAAGGTGCTGACGGCCTTTCTACTGATGGCGTGATTGAAGTTGATTCAGCTATGCTTGGTACTCGTACCGCTAACATCTCAAACTTGGAAGGTCAAGCGACTAAAATTCCCGGGAACAACTCAGTACAAGATGTAATGATTGCACCAGGTTCCCCAACAGTCGTTTTCGACTTCAATAACCTTGATTTTGAAATCAAACAAAAAATGCTTGGTTTCAAACCAGACGGCAAAGGTGGTTACGTTATGGACGGCGAGAAACCACACACAGCGGTATTGATTGAATCTGAAACGCTTGACCGCAAACACTCAGTATTCTTTGGTTTCGCTAACGGTATCATGCAAGAATCAACTCAAAACGTTGCTACAGATACCGACACTGCCCAAACACGTCAAGACGATAACATGACATTTAACGCCTTGTCAGCGACTGCGTTCGGCGGTGAGCCTTACAAGAAATACTATTCTGGAGCATCTACTTTCGACAAAACAAACATGTTTAAAGAAGTATTTGGGGGCTATGCCCTTCCTGCTGCATCAAATAGTATTTAATAATTCGCAAGAGGTCGGGCTCATGGCCTGACCTCTATTTTTGTTAAAAAGGAGTAAAGATAAAATGGAAATCAGAACTATTCAAATTCCAGAAATCAGTAAAAAAGCATTTAAAGTGACAACAAGCAACCGCAATGTATTGCGTATGCATGAATACCAATTGGCAGTCCTTAAGATTAGCGATACTGTCGAAGACGGTGACACGCAAGAGCAAGCGCAAGCAAGCTTCACAATCCTTAAAGAAATGCTCGGTTTCATTCGTGCCGTTCTCAACTTGGATGATGAAGCCTATGACAAATTGCTTGATTTGGACAACGAGCGCACACAAGAGATTGCCGAAAAATTGGTGGGCTATATGTACGGTTTGACTGACGAACAACTTGAAAACGCCACTGGTGAAACTGACCCAAAAGACTAAAGTCTAAAGGGGAACAGATTTTTGATTTAGAAAATAGCATAGAGGACTTGAAACTTATTGCTAAAAAATCAATTCAAGGTTTTGGGTGGACGCTAGACCAATACTACGACACCGATTACTATGAGCTGATGAAGATTCTAAACGCAAAAGAGGAAGAAGATAGGATGGTAGACCCAACATCTTTACTCTAAATTTTTGAAGGAAAGGAGGAAAAACAATACATGGCAAAAGTACAAGCTACCATGTCCACTGAAATCGCCTTAGATACGTTACAAGCGGCTAACTCGATTAAGCGACTAACTCAGTTAGTCAACAGCTCTACAAACGCATGGAAGGCACAAGAAAGCCAAATGCGTAGCGCTGGGGACTATTTAGGTGCAGCACAAGCTAAGTATGATGGTTTGGGGAATGCTATCCAAAATCAACAACATAAGATTGAGAAACTGAAACAAGAACAATCTCAACTTAAAGGAAGTACCGCTGAAACTGCTGAACAGTACCTTAAGTACCAACAACAGATTGACCAAGCGACAACACGTTTGGCATCGTTGGAAAACCAACAACGGCAAGCAAAAAATAGCCTAGATTATCATAAATCTGGGCTTTCTGAATTACAACGTGAGTACAAAGCCCAAAACGAAGCTTCAGACACTTACATCAAGCGTCTTAAGGCAGAAGGCAAGGAAGATGAAGCTAGGCAAGAGCAACTTAAGCAATACAAGGGTTCGATTACTAATTTAAATAAGCAGTATGAGACCCAAAAAGAAATGCTTGAGCGTGTCGCTAAACAGTCTGGGAAGACTAGCGATGAATACCGCAAGCAAAAGCAACGTTTAGACGAAACGGCAACAAGTTTAGCACACACCAGGAATGCCGCTGACAAACTGAATGATGAAATTGAGCAAAGTCAACGCTCTAGCACGTTCATCGGTCGCTTGAAAGAGAGCTTCAAACGTTTAGGTAGTGAAGTCAGTGAGACTGAACATAAAACCTCACGGCTGAAAGGTATCTTTGGCGCTACGTTCGCAGCTAACCTAATCAGTAACGGTTTTCAAAACGCATTGGGAGCTATCAAAGGTAAGTTTGACGAAATTGCACAATCCAGTGCTGAGTACGTTAAGTACCAACAAACCATGAATGCCACTTGGTTAACTTTGACGGGTAATGCCGAAGAAGGTAAGAAAATGGTCGATATGACCAACCAAATGGCGCAAGCTGCGGCTAACTCAACCGAAATGGTTGACGGCATGAACCAAAAATTCTATGCCGTTACCCACAACACAGAGCTAACTAAGCAACAAACACAAGCCATTTTGACCTTGCAAGATGCGTTTGGTCAAACGGATGCAGCGGTTGAAAACTTTGCGACACAATGGGCACAAATGATTGCCAATGGTAAGGTGCAAGGGCAAGACATGATGTCAATTATCAACGTCTTCCCAGAGATGAAAAACCAACTTAAAGAAGTAGCTGCGCAAGAGCTTGGCATTGCAGACATGACCGCTGATAAATATGCTGAGTTGCAAAAAGATGGTAAGATTACCGCTGAAATGGCACAAAAAGCCTTGTTCGAGTTGCAAGATAAGTACAAGGATGCCACCGCCAATTTCTCAACAACCATTGGTGGTCTTGAACGGACAATTCAGTCCCGTATGCCGGCGGTAGTTGCTGCCTTCCGTGACCCAATCGACAAAATGAAAAACCCATTTTTACAACAGATTGGGGATTGGGTAGCTGACCCTAACACTGAAACTAAGTTTAAAGATTTAGGGGAACACGTTTCCAAAGGTCTGGGCACCATCATAGATGCCTTTTCAAAAGTGTTTAATCTCGGTGATGGTAAGGACAAGCTCAATGGCTTCATGGACGGTCTCAACAAGACTGTTGATAATGTTAGTAAAACCATTGCTAATAACGCCCCTAAAATTGTAGCCTTCTTCAAAGAAACCAAAGATAGTCTAGGGGCAGTGTTTAGCATTGGTAAAGATTTTGCCGGTGGTGTCTGGGAAGTAGCCGTAGACATGATTAAAAGTGTCGCTGGGGCATTCAATCTTATGACTGGAAACGGTAAGAAGGCTAAAGGGCCAGTCACATCACTATCCAAGGCATTGGGTGGCATTGCAAAACATAAAACGGCTATTAAAACGGTCGGTTCTTTGTTTGCTGCTTACTTTGTAGGCTCTAAAGTTGCTCTTGGAATAACGGCAGTTGTTAAAGGTATTCACGCTTGGCGAACAGCCACAGTCGGGATGACAGCGGCACAAAAAGCAATGAACTTAGCAATGGCTTCCAATCCCATTGGTTTAATCGTGGTTGCGGTAACTACGGCTATCACTGCCCTAGTGTTGCTCTATAAACACAACAAGAAATTCAAGGCGTTTGTAGATAATATGTTTAAGGCTGCCAAGAAAGCCTTTGAAAAAATCTTCAAAGTCACAAAAGAAATCTTTGGCAAAATCATTGATTTCTTCAAAAAGGACTGGAAACAGGTCCTTTTATTTATTGCCAATCCGATTGCTGGGGCGTTTGCTTTAATTTACAAGCATAATAAGAAATTCAAGAAGTTCGTTGATGGCATCGTGAATCATGTCAAGGATATGGCAAAAGGCTTTGCGAAGAACATGAGCAACCTCAAGAAAGGTTGGTCTGACAAGTGGGATGGCATTAAGAAATTCGCATCTAAAACGTGGGACGGAATCAAGGGCAATGCTACTGAAGCAATGACCGCTCTTGGTAAGGACGTTGACAAGCATCATAAAGGCATCAATAAGAATTGGTTTGATGGTTGGGAAAACTCTAAGAAATTTCTATCTAAAAAATGGGATGAAATCGGAGCGTTAACACAAGAGAAATTCGGTGTTAACATTACCAAACTGATTACCGACGCATTGACCAATATCGCTAAGTTCTTCAAAGATACTTGGGATAACGTGAAAAAAGGCTTCGGTGAGATGTGGGACGGCATGAAAAAACTTGCCGGTGATGGTATTAATGCCGTCATTGCGTTGCCAAACGCTGGTATCGATGGTATTAACAAACTGATTTCTGATTTTGGTGGTAGTAAAGAAGCTATCTCAAAAATCCCGAAAGTTAAGTTTGCCGGCGGTACTGGTATGTTTAGCTCATACCGAAACCCAATTACCAAGCCTACACTTGCCACGCTAAATGATGGCTACGATAGCCCAGAGACCAATAACCAAGAAATGGTTATTTTGCCAAACGGCAAGTCATTCTTGCCACAAGGGCGAAACGTTGAATACCTCTTGCCGGCTGGCTCAGAGGTTATCAATGCTAGTGAATTGGCAATGCTTATGGGCGTAGAGCGTGGAGCCTTTGCTAAAGGTACTGGTTTCTGGTCTAAAATCTGGGATACTGCTACTAACGTAGCCGGCTCAGTGTGGGATACCATGAAGAATGGCGTCGATAAATTCATGAAAATGATTGAGTTTGTCACCGATGTTGTTAAAGATCCCGTTGGTTCATTGGCTAAGAAATTCAGTCCTAACGCTGATAAGTTAGCCGGCATGTTTAACCCGCTCGGTAATGCGCTTTATAAGAAACCTATCGAAGAAGCTAAAAACTGGTGGAAAGAACTCTGGTCGATGGCTAATGCCTCAATGGATGAAGGCACGGTGGCTATGGGTGCTAAAGGTGATGACTACCGATTCAAGGACAAGGCTAAAGACGCTGGTGCAGACCCTTGGGGTTACTTCTATCGTGAGTGTGTATCATTCGTTGCCAGTCGTTTGGCAAACCTTGGCGTTAAACCTAGTCTATTTAGTCACCTCGGAAATGGTAACCAATGGATATCTGCCAGCGTGCCACACTTAAACAGACCAAAACCCGGCACGGTGGCCGTCTACACTGGTGGGCCAGTATCAAGCAACCACGTTGACTTTGTAACAGCCGTACATGGGGACACTTACGACGGTGAAGAATACAACTACGGCGGTAATGGTCAGTATCACCAATACGCCGGCCGTCATATCTCTAACGCTGCTACTTTCCTTGATTTTGGGGTGCGTGATAGCGGTGGCGGTGGTGAAGACAATAGTAAGCCACTTAAAGACCGTAACAGCCCACTTCAAACGTTGATTAAACGCCAAGTCGGTGGCATGTTCGACTGGATTAAGAAAACACTTGGCCCATTGCTCAGCCCAGCCGGTGGTGGTGAAGACGGTCCGCAAGGTACTGGTGTTTCTCGTTGGCGTGAATCGGTTGTTAGAGCCTTGAAGGCTAACGGTATCGAGCCGAATGACTTCCGTGTGTCTAAGATTTTGGCAACTATTCAGCGTGAATCTGGTGGTAACCCAAACGTTCAAAATAACTGGGATAGTAACGCCAGAGCTGGTACACCATCTATTGGTTTGATGCAGACCATTGGCCCAACATTTAACGCTTACAAACACCCAGGGCACAACAATATCCGTAATGGTTATGATAACTTGCTTGCTGCGATTAACTACATCAAGCACCGTTACGGTACATCGGATGCAGCCTTTAACCGTGTCGCAGCCTACGGCTACGCTAACGGTGGTCTAGTCCACAAAAACGGTGTTTATGAATTAGCTGAAGGCGATATGCCAGAGTATGTTATTCCAACAGATATCGCCAAACGTGGCAGGGCGTGGCAACTGCTTACTGAAGCAGTGGCTCGTTTCGCTGGTGATGCCCCACAAGGCAACCACGATAACGCTTCAGACCGTGAGCGTGTTTCTGTCCTCGAAGATAAGTTGGATGTCATGATTGGTTTGCTAAGTCAATTAGTAACCAATGGCTCTAACCCAATCGAGATCAGAAACGTTATCGATGGAAGAAGTGTATCAAACGGGTTAGCACCCTTTATGACAAAAGCAACAAACGATTATGAACGCCGGCAGGCGTTGTTAGGAGGTAGCATTATTTGATAGGAATGTCAGTAACCTATGACGGTAAGAACTTAACCGAATTATTTAACGAGGGGCAAGGGCGTACCGTTCCAGTGGATGTCACTAAAAACGTGGCATCTAACTTCAATAACAACTATCAAGATCAAGGACGTAGACGCTACGGCCAGCAATTCCTATATAGCACCTTGTCAGTTAAGCAAATTCAAGTATCGTTCACCCTAGTCGGAAACTACGACTACTTTAATACCATCGCTGAAACGCTGGGCGGATATCTCAACGTAGATAAGCCTAAACCGTTGATTTTTGGCGATGAACCTAACAAGGTTTGGGAAGCTATCCCGTCTGGTCAAGTGTCCTTAACAGTGGATAAGAACACAGCACCGATTACCGCAGCGGTAACGGTTACATTTGACGTGCCGAAAAGTTACGGTGAAAACAAAGCACAAGCCTTAGTAAGTAGCGATGGTGAAACCAAGTACGGCAGTATTAAAAAGGTATCGACTGGGCATTACAAGGCTACGTTGAAGAATTTTGGTACGGCTGAAACCTATCCAGACATTAAGCTGAAATTTAACTCGGATAATGGTTGGGTTGGGATTGTTAAAAGCTCTAGTGAAAGCTACGAGATTGGCAATCCTAACGAGGTAGATAGTCGAACTGTTAAACAATCTGAGATTCTATTTGACTATGTTTCAAATGGTTGGATAACCAAAGGATTTGCTAATGGAATTAAAAACCGAGGTCGTTTTAACGATGACACTCACTCGCTTAATGGTACTTTGGTCATCGATAATGCTTGGGGAAGACCACACATTGCACTATCTAGTACAGGGGGCGGGGACAGAAACCTTAGAGGTGCATCGTTAACATGGGAAATACCGGTTGACAGCTACGGGGAGAAAGGTGCTTTGTACGAATATTTTTGGTGGAGACAAATTTTATGGTTAGGTGCTGCGCATCAATACGGCTTTATCAAAATTTCGGTCACTTCCGAGACAGGAGAATTTTTATATGGTGTTGAAACCTATAAAAATACGGCTGGATTTGACTGCCATTATAATTTCATGGCGGGGGATGGTAAAGGCGGCTATAAGATTCTTGATAGAAAATATTTCTACGGAACGCATGTATCAACCGCTAACCCTTTCAATGAGCCACAAGGCTGGTCTGATGTCCAACGTTTCGATGATGTACTCCAATTTTATTGGCAAGGGTCTTATCCAAGATATACTGTTCCTGAGATTAAGGGTAAGAAATCAGCTGAAATCAATATTGGTATTTTTGGAATAAGTGATTGGCCACTAATAACGCACTTATACCTCGACAGTTTTGTTTATCGGAAAGACTACCCTAACAACGGAATAGGCATCCCTAACCGCTTCCGTAAGGGCTCTATCCTCGAAATCGATATGGCAAAGGGTAAAACTTTAGTCGACAACTTGCCAGCATCTAATGAGCTAACATACTTGTCTGAGCCGTTTAGTATTGGCACTGGTGAAACTGGAATCGATATCTATACATCTAGTTGGACTAGGACTGACCCGACTATTGAAATTACTTGGAAGGAGCGTTTTGTTTAATGCAGATTTGGATTCATGACAAGAATATGCGCAAGGTGTGTGCGTTTAATAACAGCGTTCCCGGCATGCTGCCATATTCTAACAGTCAATGGCACACTTATCTTGAATACTCAACTAGTACATTTGATTTTGCGATTCCTAAAATCGTCAACGGGAAATTACACGACGATGTAAAATACATCAACGATCAGATGTACGTGTCATTTTATTACGATAACACCTACCACGTTTTCTATGTCTCACAGCTCGTTGAAAACGACACGGCGTTTCAAGTCACTTGTAATAACACCAACTTGGAATTAGCTATGGAGAGTGCACGCCCTCTTGCCAACAGTAATGGTGCTAAAAGTTTGGAGTGGTATCTTCAAAACCTCGACTTGTTAGGGTTCGCAGGGTTGGAAATTGGCATTAACGAAGTTTCTGACAAAACAAGAACAATTACGTTCGATTCTCAAAACGGGACTAAATTAGAGCAGCTTCATAGCTTGATGAATCAGTTTGACGCTGAGTTTGTTTTCAGAACAGAGTTAAACAGAGATGGGACTTTAAAACGCTTTATCATCGACATCTATCAACAACCAGACGAAAACCATCATGGAATTGGTAAGGTCAGAGGTGATGTCATCCTTCATTACCAAAACGGGTTGAAAGGTGTTCAAATTGCTAGCGATAAAACTCAGCTATTTAATCTTGGATATTTTACTGGTGAAGGTATTGATCTTAGTTCAGTTAATATTGAGGAAACAAACCAAAACGGCGAGATTGAATTTTATTCAAAAAAAGGTAGCCCTATGCTATACGCACCAATTTCGGCGAGGATGTACCCTTCAGCTCTTGGTGATACAGGTTTGGATAACTGGACACGTAAGGACTTCCAAACAGAATACAAAAACATTGATGCGCTTAAAGCCTACGCCTTGCGTACTATTAAGCAATACGCTTATCCGCTATTGACCTATACCGTTGATATTCAATCTAGTTTTATTGAAAACTACAAAGATATCAATCTGGGAGACACTGTTAAGATTATCAATAATAATTTTAGGGGCGGTTTAGCTCTTGAAGCTCGTGTATCTGAAATGGTAATCAGTTTTGATATGCCATTGAACAATTCAGTTGTGTTTTCGAATTTTAGAAAGCTCGATAACAAACCATCCGATAACTTACAACAGCGTATTGACGAAATCGCAGCTAGAGCCTTGCCTTACCGTGTCGAGATCACAACCACGAACGGCACAGCGTTTAAAAACGGTGTTGGACGTTCGACTGTTAGACCGGTTTTGAAGCAAGGCGATAGAACTGTTAACGCTACATGGCGTTTCATGATTAACGGTGAAATCAAATATGTCGGCATGACCTATGACATGGTAGCGTCAGAAATCACCCAACCAACCGCATTGACGGTCTCAGCATGGGTAGATAATAAAGAAGTAGCTTCAGAAGAAGTTACTTTTTTAAATGTCTCGGATGGAAGGAATGGGCTGCCAGGTCCAGCAGGACCTAAAGGCGACACTGGGGCTAAAGGTGATAAAGGCGACACTGGTCCTCAAGGCTTACAAGGTCCGAAGGGTGATCAAGGGATTCCCGGCGTTAAGGGTGCTGATGGTAAAACCCAGTACACCCACATCGCATACGCTGACACGGTGTCTGGTAGTGGTTTCAGCCAAACCGATACAGACAAGGCTTTCATCGGTATGTACCAAGATTTCAGCACTACGGATAGCCGGAATCCACAAGACTATCGCTGGTCTAAATGGAAGGGTAGTGACGGGCGTGACGGTATTCCGGGCAAAGCTGGAGCGGACGGACGAACACCTTATGTCCACTTTGCCTATGCCGATAGTGCCGATGGTCGAACTGGTTTCAGCCTGACACAGGACGGCACTAAGCGCTATTTTGGCCACTATTCAGACTACGAGAAATCAGACAGTCCCGACCCGACTAAGTATAAGTGGATGGATACATTCAGCGACTTTGATTTTGGCACTCGTAACTTATTGGCTAACACTCAAACACTGGCCAACAATACGACCAACAGCAACACGTCAGAGCATTGGCAGAACTTTATTATCGCTCGTAGTAAAGAAGCGGGCGCAGTAGTGACACAGACCTCTATTGTGCCGTTAACTGGCAAAGAGTACATCTTGTCATTCTACGCTAAGGCATCCAAGGATAACTATCCTATCCGCTGTCATTTCTTCAATCCATCAACAACCATCACTGTTTTAACCAGCAACGGATGGACGAGTCCGTCCGTTGCTGACGGCCAAGCACGACTTAATATCAGCACTGAGTGGAAAAGGTATTGGGTCAAGTACACACAAGGCCCGACCGACAGCATTAAAACCGTCCTGATTGGTCGTCACGGTTCACGGTACGATGGTGGTGACAACAACACAGTTGTCGAAATCTGTGCACCAGCTCTCTATGAAGGTCACGTCGTCAAGGATTGGTCACCAGCCTTTGAAGATGTTCAAGATCAAATCAATTCCAAGGCTGATAGTGCTTTGACACAAGCTCAGCTCAACAAGCTCAACGAAGTTAATTCTGCGATGAAAGCTGAGCTTGAGGCTAAAGTTTCCCTCGATACGCTCAATCAGTGGGTGAAGGCTTATCAAGATTTCGTGAATACAAATAACGCCAACCGAGCACAAGCTGAGAAGGATTTGGCTGATGCCAGTGCCCGTGTCGCAAAACTAGAGAACAATCTGAGCGATATGTCAGAGCGCTGGAACTTCATCGACAGCTACATGACTTCATCAAATGAAGGGCTTGTTATCGGTAAAACCGATAACTCTAGCTCTATGTTGTTCAGCCCAAATGGACGCATTTCAATGTTCTCGGCTGGTAATGAGGTCATGTACATTTCACAAGGTGTGATCCACATCGAAAATGGTATCTTCTCAAAAACCATCCAGATTGGTCGCTATCGAGAAGAGCAGGATTTCATCAATCCTGACAGGAATGTCATTAGATACGTGGGAGGTAGTTAATCATGGTAGAATTTTGGTCAAATAATGACCGTGGATATCGCATTAGGCTGTGGATTGACCAAGTTGGACAGAATATCCAAAACAATACAAGTGATGTCCGTATTCGATTAGCATTGCTGAATCAAGGGTGGACATTTGCAAGCTATCAATGTTCTGGTTACGTCGATGGTTTTGGGCAACGAATTGACTACTCTGGTAGCCCAGCGATGCTTAACCGAAATTCAGAGATACAGTTGATTGACCGCACAATTACTGTCCGCCATGCTGACGATGGGTCTGGTGCCTTCGGTGTGCGTGCGCATTTCAACGGATCGGGTGGATACAGCCCTGGAAATCTAGACATTGGTAACCAAGGCATAACACTGACAACTATCCCAAGAGGAAGTTCGGTGAGCGTTCCAGAGGGATTCATTGGCAATCAAGTAGATATCACTATTGATAGGAAATTAGCTGGTGCCACGCACACACTGCGCTACGCTTGGGGCAATAAGCAAGGTAAAATTGCTGACAATGTTGGGACATCGTTCAAGTGGACAATCCCAGCGGATTTTGCAAACGACATACCAGATGCGACAACTGGTCGAGGCACTATATATGTCGATACCTATGTAGACGGCAAATTGATTCAGACGCAGTCAACAACACTAACAGCAAGCGTTGTTACAAACAACATAAAACCCTCATTCACTGGGTTTACTTTGACGGATGCAAATGCAACGACTCAAAGGATAATTCCAGAGCCAACACATTTCGTGTCCATAATGTCGCTTGTGAAGATTGTCTTCAACGGGGCGCAAGCAAAAAACGGAGCTACGATAGCTGGGTACTACGCTGAAATCGTTGGGGCCAGCAATTCTGTTTCAACAAACGGCGGGGTACTCCGTGAGGTCGTTGTAAACAAAGACACTCAAATGACCTTGAGAGGGAGAGTTCAAGACTCTCGTGGGATTTGGTCTGGCTGGAAAGAAATGAAAATAACATTTCTATTCTATTTCAGCCCAACACTAAAATTTGAGGTTGTCAGAAGTGGTTCAAAGTCAGACACGCTAACCATCAAGAGGTTCGCTAAAATAGCACCTCTTAGCGTTAATGGTGTTCAAAAAAATACCATGAAGCTGACTTTTACAACAACAAAAGTTGGAACGAGCAATGCTGTAGCAGATAATGGGCAAGCTGGTGGTGAATGGTCAAGTATTTCTGAATTCAAAGCCTCTAACGCAAATCTGGGCAAAGAATATCCCGCAGATACCTCATTCATAGTCATAGGCAAACTAGAGGATAGATTTTCGCCCTCGGAATTTCAAGCTACAGTGCCGACCGATAAAACTATCATGACCTATGATCAACAAGGCGTTGGTATTGGTAAATATCGCGAGAACGGGGCGCTTGATGTCAATGGATTGATTTATTCAGGTTCAAAGCCAATCCAGCACCACCGACTTACAGAAGTACGAGGTGCTGCAATCATTGAATACAACAACACAAACCTCGATGATTACAGAACGACAGGCTTCTTCTCAGTAATGAGCACGATGAAGAATTATCCTATCAACAAGCCTAAACCTACAGAACAAGTAGGGTCCTTAGAAGTAATAGAAGGTTTGGGTGGTATTCATCAATCGCTGACAACAGGTTCTGGTAGGTTCTTCAAGCGCACTCTGACGCAGAATACAGTTGGAAATTGGGTTGAGTTTGTGCAAACCAACCAACCCGTTGTTAAAAAAGAAATCCCGATAGGGTATGGTGTCAAAGCTAACATGGCTCGAAAAGGGGATGTAGTGACCTTCAGTTTAATCAGAGGAATCTATTCTGTTGTTGAAGGTGAACGCAAGGATTTGGGCGAGAAGATTCCAAATGGATTCAAGCCTTGTGTGCAAACTCACTTGGTTGTAAATAAAAATGCAGCCAATGAACACAAAGGATGCGCAGTGTGGCATCTTGAACCTGATGGAAGTATGTATTTTTCAAACCAAAGCTCTGAAAATGCAGTCTACACAGGGACAGTCACTTACATAACCGAAGACGAATATCCATCAATTGAAGATAATTAAGAAAGGAAAATAATATCATGTCACTTAAAATTACAAAACAACGCACAATCAATGCAGAATTTAATGTTGAAGAAGAAGGAGCTACAGTTCTGGTTAAACAGACATACATCAGCATTGACGAGAATGCAGTATCTAGTGTCCAAGAGAATCTTCTTAACGCAGAGCTCTATGCTAAATATCGCAAGCAGATGCGTACAGACGAACGTGCTCTACGTGACTTGCGTTATAAAGTTGAAGACGAAATCTTGGCTGATACTACACAGGCGTAATGCGTTAAAAATGGGGGTAAAAAATAAAAGATGAATATTTCTGATTTGATTGACCACCTTGCCCCTACTATCGGAGTCATAGCAACGGGCTGGTTTGGTATGAAAGCTAGCAAATCAGCTAATTTAAGCAAATCACAATTTGGAGATCTAAAAGGTGAGTTAAACACCATTCAAGAATCAGTTGAAACTATTCAACAAGTCGGTGAATCAAACGGCCAAAAGATCAATGAATTAAATGACAAACTAGCAGTGCATGATGAAGCTCACCTTGTTACCATGTATCTAAGGTTAGAGCGTGACATCAATAAAGAGTTAGAGCGTGGGTATACCACCGTTCATAATTCGGATGTCATCCATAAAATGCACTCTAGTTACAAGAAATTAGGTGGCAACGGGTACATTGATGCCCTTTATAAAAAATACATTAATTTAGAAGTGAGGAACTAACATGATTAATTTTAAACTACGCTTGCAAAACAAAACTACTCTAGTAGCTCTTATCTCAGCAGTTTTCTTGATGCTGCAACAATTCGGGCTTGAAATCCCACACAATATCCAAGAGGGAGTGAATACATTCGTTGTGATCTTGGTAATTCTTGGAATCGTCACAGACCCAACCACTAAGGGCCTTGGAGACAGCGAACAAGCATTGGGCTACCACGAACCAAAACAAGACTAATCGAAGGAGAATAAATAAATGAGTAAAATTGAATCAAGTATTGCACGCATGCATCATCTACAATCAATCCCAGTGCATTATGACATGGGTGACCGTTACGGGAATGACGCCGACGGCGACGGACGCATCGAATTTGACTGCTCATCAGCAGCAAGCTATGCGCTCGAAATTAACTTAAATAACAACACAGAATCACTTCAACAAGCACTACCAGCAATTGGCTATGCGAAGATTTACGATGCCGTAGACGGCACATTCGATGGGCAGCGTGGAGATGTGGTAATTTGGGCACCTCGTGACGGCTCAAGCTCTCTTGGCGCATTTGGTCATGTATTGATTATGACCAGCGACAGTACCGCCATCCACTGTAATTACGGAATGGACGGCGTGACTGAAAACGACTATAATTATATCTGGGATCTAAACGGTCGTCCTCGTGAAATTGTCTTCCGTGAAAGCGGAACACCTCTTCCAGCACCAGCCCAAAGCGAATTTGAGCGTGAATTAGATGTTAATACACGCTTAGAGAAGTCAGACAAGCCTTATTATGAAGGCACTCTTACCACCGACTACTACGTTGAAGCTGGTCCTCGCATCGATAGCCAAGACAAAGAATTTCTTCCAGCAGGGACAAGAGTCCGTGTTTACGAGAAACTAAACGGCTGGTCTCGAATCAACCATCCAGATAGCGCTCAATGGGTTGAAGACCAGTACTTGGACGATTGCACAGATATGTAA